CATCACCCATAGTGATTGTGCCACCGTTAAAGGTTGTGGTACCTGTGACAGTTAAGTTTCCACCCACAGCTACGTTGCCTGTAGTGGTGATTGAATCTATGTAAGCATTTTTAAAGTATAAAGAACTTGTTCCTAAATCAATATCGCTGTCTGTGACAGGTATGATAGCTCCGTCAGCTATATAAAGCTGTTGTACGGGAGCACTAGCTACTTGAACATAGAACTCTACAAAGTTATTGGTCGTGTCTATTAAGACTTTATTATTGGGAGAAGTTTCTCCAGCGTCTCCAATCAACCCTATAACTGGACCTTCGGCTGTTGTGCCATCGTGTTTATGCCCTGTCGAGTTGTGAAAAGCGTTTACAAGTTGGTTAAATTCGTTATTAAATAAAGCAGCGGTGATTGTATCCCCGTCTGCAAACGAACTCTGTCTAGTGTAACTTGCCATTATTTATTCTCCAATATGTTAGCCTTCTAGGGCTGTTATTCTTGTTGTTAATTCAGCGTTTTGCGCAGACAGTTCTTGGATGGCTTTGACTAGGATGGGTACAAACTTGCTGTACTGTAGACCCATTGATTTGCCGTCACTTGCATAACTAGAGATTAAGTTAGTGTTGTTGCTCTTGTCGTATCCTGCCGCTATTTCTAGGGCTTCTACGTCTTGAGCTTTAAAGCCAATATCCAACCAATCTTCTTTGTGAGTGCCATCTGGCGTTTGTGCGGCTAAATCATAATCATCGGCAGTGTTGTCACCATAACTGGCTCTTTTGTCCCACTTATAGGTAAAAGGTGCTAGAGCTTTTACAAAGTCCAAGCCAAGGTCTAGGGCTGTGAAGTCTGTCTTGTCTCGCGAATCAGAGGCTACTGTCCAATCTACTTGAATGTTGGCGGTAGCAATAGAGGAATTCCCCAGCGTTAAGATATTACTGGCGGTAGTTATGTTTCCTCCGGGACTACCTGCGCGTCCTGCTTGCTGACCGAAAAAACAGTTGTTAGCCCCAGTAGTGACTCCATACCCTGCCGCCGCACCAACCGCAGTACTTGTAGACGCTACAGTAACTGCTAAAGCATTCTCACCTATAGCTGTGTTTTGATTACCACAATTTGCGCTTAATGCGCCATAACCCACGGCTGTATTGTTTCCACCATCATCAGTAGCATCACCTACAAGAGCACCAATGAAGGTGTTGTTGACGCCTGTGGTTATATCTGAACCTGCTTGAAAGCCTATAACGCTATTATATCCGTTTGTGCTTGAAGTATGATTAAGTGAAGATAGTGAATTATAACCAACTGCAGTATTTCTATTAGACGCTGTATTAGATTGTAAAGTGTAAGCACCAAATGCTGCGTTACTATGACCTGTGGTGTTTGCGCCTAAAGAAGCATAACCAACTGCTGTGTTGTTATCTGCTGTGGTGTTAGCGTCTAGTGCCTCAGAACCAACAGCAACATTGTTACTACCTGTGGTTATTGAATCACCCGCATCTTGTCCGATTAAAGTATTATCATTACCTTCTGTAAGAAATAGACCCGCAGATTGTCCGACTGCTGTATTTCTAACTCCAGTTGTGTTTGTTGTTAAAGCACCCGCACCTACTGCTGTATTAGATGCTCCAGTTGTATTGGCTGTTAAAGCTGCATCACCTATAGCAGTATTACTGGCACCACTTAAAGAGCCATCATCTAAAGCAGCATTACCTAAAGCTACATTACTTGTACCAGTGGGATAATTACCATCAAGTTTGATAGTTCCACTACTTACGTCTAAATTACCTGCAATAGTTACGTTATCTTCTAAAACCGAGCTTGTTACTTTAGTTATTGCCATTTGTTGTTATCTCCTTCCTGAAGGTATAAAGTCTACATAGAGACCATTAATTGTGTAAGGAGGTTTTGTGTCCTCACTTATAAATGTAAAATTGTTACTGTGTCCACTGCCTTGTAACGCTACTCGAACCAAAGGATTCTTACCACCACCAAATACATTGGTTGCAAATATTGCCTCACCAAAAACAGACGGAGGATTAATTGTTCCTAAGTCAAATAGATTAGGTGGCTGTGGTGTATCGGTGTTACCGTAATCAAACCTAACTTGAACGTCTGGTTCTACCACACCTTCTGCACTTGTCGAAACCTTTATAAAGTGTAAAGTTTTTAACGTTCCTAAATCACCGTAGTCATAGTCAGGGGTTTCGTATCTTGCTAAAACGGCAGTGCCATCAAAGTCATTACCTGAATCGTGTATATAAATATAACCTGTAGTAGACCCGTGATAATGTTCTTCAACTCCAACCTCATTAAATCCAGCTCCTATTTCTGTGACTTCTATTCCTCTTGTTTCTGACCATTCAAAACCGTTAGGTCTTAATGTTCCTACAATTCCTCGTTGTTGACTTTCATCAACAGTTGTATCTGTATAAAATAATTTATACTGAGACTTGTCTCTGTGTACCATACTGCTTATTGTGTAAGTGTTGATAGAGTTTGCAAGTTCTGTGATTAAAGGCTGTATAGCTTTACTCACGGTTCCTAACTCAACGTCTCCAATTCTCGCTGTACCAGCAACTGTTCTTAACCCGTCTGGTGCTAAGAATATAAGGTCACCACCAATCTCTTGAATACTGTAACCACTTATGCAACCTACGTTTTCGGCTACCGGTACCACAGCTACAGTACCATTGATATCTATAAGCTTGTGTATACTGTTTTCACAAAAGATAAACAAATCTGTACGGAAACCTCTAATACCTACAACTCTATCTGAAATGGTTACTGCACCTGCTCCAGAGCCTGTAAAGTTATCAGGGTCGTTGTTGACACTATAGTAAACGGTGTTCTCGTTGTCTTCAACACCAGCAGCTATTAAATGATGGTCGTGGCTTGTAATGTGTGTTACGCCTTTCGTACCTGTAACAGTTATTTCAGATGTAATATATGTTCTAGTGCTTAAAGCCCCTGTGCCTTCCATTCTAAAACTAAAAGGTTTGTTGGCTCCATCGGCTATAATTATTTCACCGTAGTCGTGTCCAGCACCTTCAAACATCGCAAAACTTATTTGCCCTTGTCCAGTTCTGGTTGTAACGCTTTTACCTGTAAAGGTTGCGTAATTATCACCACCAACTGCAGATAGTTTATTAATTTCTATCCACGTAATCCCATCTTGACTAAAATAAATGTTAGTACTTGCACAGGCTATAACGCCATCAGCATAAGGTTTAACACCTAAAATAGTATCTGCACTTCCAGTTGGCTGTACACTATCGTCACCACCAAGCTTTGAAAATCCATTAATACGCCTATACCCACCTTCAATAGAGACTTCAAAGTTTCTTAGTTCTCTAGCTACACCGGGGCTTTTAAGTAAGTCTATTGAATTACTAGACTTAACTAAACCACCGGAACATGCAACTGTAAAAGGTTGTGATGCTGCCATAAATTAAAAGTATCGCCTATCGTCCGTCATTGAACGAGGGGTTGGGTTTACCAAGTTAGACTTCATAGTCCTCATCGCTTTCTTATAATCGTCCAAAGCAAAAGCTGCTTGTTGTGGACTCTCTTTAAACTGCCAAATGTAATAACGTGTTCTAGCAGTTATAACATTTGTGTATTGTTCTGGGAAGACTACTGTGTCTCCGTGGTCTACAAGCTTCGTAGGCTTTTCAAAAGCATAGAAGTGTATGTTGTAAACTTTATCAGGAATAGGACTTAGTCCAAATTTCCTAGCGTCTGGTGATTTAATTACAAAGCTAGGCTCACCATAAGCCTGTGAATCTGCATCATCTACATTTTCACTATCTCTATAGTATCTTTTCCAATCAGCTAAGTTTAAAAACTTTAAGCCTTTAGATACGTAAGGAGATGTTTCACCATCTACGTTGATGGTTGTTAAATAAAAATCATCCCAATCTATCGAAGCGTAATCATCTGAGAGACTCGAGCTACTTGCTTTCAACTCGTACCATCTGGTACCAGCTACAGAAGCTACGGTCACGTTTCCATAGAAGGGGTCAGTTCCACCACTCTCACCAGCTGTGAGAAAAGGTAACTGCGGTTCTTCATTTGCTATATCAAATATAGACTTGTTAATGGCATCTTTGACAAACTGTTGTAATCCTACAGCGTTTGGAAAGTTTGCAGAAGTTAAAGCTATCTCATTAAGTTCTCTGAGTACTTCGTTTGTTAAATCTAAATATGTCGTTGCCATTTAATTTCCTAAAAAAGAGGAGGAGTCCGAAGACTCCCCCAAGTTTGACTTCTTAGTCAATGCCGTAGAATGCACTTACAATGGCTTCGCCTCTAAGTACTTTCGCACCATAGACATGAAGACCACGCACAATGTCACCAAACGATGTTGGGTCTCTCAACACTTCTGTTGAAAGGATTGTGTTAGCAGTTGCAGTAGACGAAATATGTCCAGCCATACATTTACCAGCAGCATTAGTTGTTGCAGCAATGTTGTTTGATTTGTACATATCGAACCCACGTAGTTTTCCACTTGATACTAGTCCGTTTCTGATTGAACCTTGTCCAGCATTGTAGTCAACAGACAACAATTTAGAACTTGATTGCCCTAGAACTTCGTAGAAGTCAGGACTAGCAACAAACCAACGACCTTCTTCAGGTACGTTCTGTTCGTCAAGTAGTCTTGCCATTCTAGCCATTACGTCTAGAGGGTCAGTTTCGGATTGACCTAAGTCAATGTTACCAGCACCGTCAAATACTCCAGCTCCTAAGTCAGTTGCACTGTCAGAACCTAAAATGTGATTAGGGGCTGAAGCAGGTACACCTGCAAACATAGTAGCTAGAACAGCAGCGTCATAAGCATCTTTCAATGAGTATGCAGCAGAGCTTGAAGCAACTTCTTTAAAGTTAACGTGTGACATATTCTTTTCAATATCATCTACGATGAATTTAAAAGCGTTAGCACTGTCAACAACTAAAGATGTTTCAGCATCTGTAAGTCTAGTTTCTGTGGTATCGGTATTTCTTGTGTACGCTGACACTGAAATAACGGGTTCTTTGATGATGTTAACTGAGTCTCCGTATGCAGATATCTCACCGGAATAATCGGTGTTTGTGATAGCTTCAATTACAGACGATTTCCTAAAAAAGTTTAGAACCTTTTTAGAGTAAACCGAAGGTAAAAAGAAACTATTAGTTTGTCCACTTACAGAGTTAGCAAAGTTACCATCGGTATCAGTACCGGGTTCAAAATATTGAGCCATAGTATATTCTCCTTTAGTTATAGTTTATTTAGTGATTCTGCCTTCTTGCATTGCGTCTGATATTTCCTTTTCGAATTTATCAAATTGTGCAACACTCATAGCAGCAATCTCCCTTTCTGACCAAATCTTCTGTTGTGATGGTTCTACACTAGTTGTTTTAGTGGAGACCATATCAGCAGCAGAGGCTCTGGTCGGTTTGTTAGAAGATGACTTAGTTTTAGGAAGGTCAATTCCAAAATCTTTTTTAAATAAATCTAAAGCACGTGAAGCCAAATCAGCATCGGTAGCGTTCTTGTATATCCAATCTTGGATAGACGTAGGCTGTTCCTTTGCCCATGTGTGGAAATCGTCACTGTTTTTGATATCTTCAAAATCAGGATGTCTTTCCATCAACCTTTGTTCTGCACTCTGTCGTACTAACTCTGTCTCACGTTCTTGGAGTTTACTAAGGCGTTCTTCTAGAACTTTTGCTTTAGACTCCGATTGCATATGAGCAACAGTTTCTACCACTTCGTACACATCAGGATACTCTACTCTGAATTTTTCAAGTTCTTCTGGAGACTTCGGAGCTTTGTAAGCTGGTCTATTACTAGTAGCTTCGTCTAAAAGTTCTTGTTCTCTAGATTTAAACTCGTTCAGTTTAGAATCATAATGCTTTTTTAAATCATCGTAGCGTTTCTTGTAGTCTGGTCGCTTGTAAGGTTCATCCTTCTTTGCTTCCAAGGCTTCAGTTTTGACACCATCTTCAGCAGTTGCTTCCAATATGTCATCGCTTTCAAACAATCTATTCTTTGGTTCTTCAAAGTATACACTGTTAGATGATACAAAAGGTTTATCTTCTCCTTCGTGCCAAGTCTTATTTTGATTATAAGGGTTTGGCGTTTCTTCTTTGACTGTATTAGCCATCTTCTTTTCTCCTACTAAGGGCTTCGTTCACAAGGTAGCTCTATGTCGACTAGAGGGCTTGTTTGTAAAGGTCGCCTTTCGGTTTGTTTTGATAAAGTGCCCACAACAGTAGGGTGGCTCTATCGGTTAATTGGTTTAGCTTCTAACGTGTTGCTGATTAGGGTCAAGCATCATATTAGTTTTAATATTTTTTGATACTTCATCCTCATCTTTAAGACCTCTGCTGCTATCTACTGTCTCTTTAACAACTCGAACTTGTGGTTCTTTTTGTTCTTCAACAGGCATAACAACTCTTTCTTCAGGCTCCCCGCCTTCAGCTAAACCTTGTCTTTCTTCTGCTTTCATTTCTGCATCTTTCATCATCGCCATTAAATTGTCGGCTCCGATTTCTTCTACAGCTGCAGCAGTAAAGACAAACTCTCCATCAGATAACCTTGCGGGTATCGAATCAGAGACTCCTGAACCCGGACCTTCAACAGGACCAGACCCAGCAAATTCTTGTGCAACGTCTATGACTTTATCAAAAAGCATAGATAGTTGTTCGTTTTCTTCTAACATTGACATAAGCATATCTTCTTCTTCGTCTGATAAAGCTGTGTCAAGTATGTAATCTAAATATTCTTCTTCCATTTCTCCGTCTGGAGCCATGTCTTCTTCGGGTGCTTCGTCTGTCATCATCTCACCTTCTCCGTGAGTTGCACCCGGCATCACTGTACCGTCTGGCATAGTGTGTGTTGGCATGTCTTCTTCGTTCATCATTGCCATATCGTCTTGTAGTAAGGAACCGCCTATTGCCTTATTTACTCTTACAGGTCCGCCTTCAGCGTAGCCCATCCACCCTGCAATGTTATCT